GACATGAACATCAGCGAACGAATTGAAAGCGCGCAGCAGGAGCTCGTGGCGCTACGCGACCAGATCGGCGGTGTCGATCCCGACAACGACCTTAGCCGCCTCACCGACCTCACCGCGAAAATCGAGGAGGTGCAGCAGAAGATGGCGACCTGGGAGCGGGTCGAGAAAGCGCTCGGCAGCGAGAGCCTGCCGATCACCGTGCCAGCCTCGCGCACCACGATCCTGCCTCCTGGCAGCAACGTGCCGGTGATGATGGACCGGCCGAAGGCGTGGGCAATCCCGAAGAAAGAGGAGAAGCCCGGCTATCTGTTCATCCGGCACTGCGTCGGCGTGACCTTGGCGCACGTCACAAATAAGCCGCTCGACCAGGTGATGGCGGAGCGCTACGGCAGCTATGGCGACTGGGAGCAGATCAAGGGCACGCATGAGTGGTACATGCGCGCCGCCACCGCGCCGGCGACGACGACGACAACCGGGTGGGCGGCAGAGCTAGCCCAGACGCAATACGGGGACTACGTCGAAAGCCTGATGCCCGGCGGCATTTACGGCCCGCTGTCGGCAATGGGCTTCCGTCAGACGCTCGGCCGGTTCGCTCAGATCACGATGCCGACGCGGGCCGCAACACCGACTGTGGCGGGTTCGTTCGTCGCCGAGGGCGCGCCGATCCCGGTGCGGCAGGCCGCGTTTGTGCCGATCACCCTCGTCCTCAAAAAGATGTCGGTCATTGTCAGCTACACGAGGGAGATCGCCGAGCACGCGAACCCGGAGATCGAGGGCATCCTGCGCAAGCTTATCCAGGACGACACGCAGGTCGCCGTAGACACGGTGCTGATCGACGCCACGTCCTTCACCTCTATCCGGCCTTCGGGCTTGCGGGCGGGCGTCAGCGCCACGACGGCAACCGCAGGCGGCGGGATTGCGGCGCTTGTCGGTGACGTCAAGGCTTTAACTGCGGTGCTTGCCGGTGCGAACAGCTTGCGTAGCCCGGTATGGATCATGAACCCGGTGCAGAAAAACTCGATCGGGTTGACACAGGGCGCCGCTGGTGCGGTCGCGTTTCCGTTCCAGGGCGAGATGAACTCGAACCGGCTGGTGGGCTATCCGGTGATCGTGTCGAGCACCGTTCCGGTGGGGATGGTGATCCTGCTCGACGCCGCCGACTTCATGTCGGTGACGGGCGACGATCCGAGGTTTGACGTCTCTAACCAAACGACGTTGCACTTTGAGGATACGACCCCGCTGCAAATCACCACGGGTGCGCAGGGCTCCGCGGTGGCAGCGACCCCGGTGCGCTCGATGTTCCAGACCGACAGCTTGGCGCTCCGCATGATCCTGCCGATGAACTGGGCCATGCTGCGCACCGGCGTCATCGCTTGGACGCAATCTGTCACTTGGTAAAACCCCGCAGGCGTTATGGATGGTGGAAGCCGGGCAAAGAGTTTCTTGCCCGGCTCACCACAAAGGAGCAACCCGATGGCAGTCACGGAAGAACAGTACCGCGCCGACCAGGAGGCGCGGGCGGCGCTGACGAAAAAGACCCTGGAAGTGACCGAGCAAAACCAGCCGACGCCGACGCAGGAGGAAAACGACCTGTTGCGGCTGGGGTTGATGCACCCGGACGACAAGGCGAGCCCGCAGAACCCGGAGATGCCGCCAGTAGCCGTGCAACAGGCGGCGCTACGACACGCGCAGCAAACCGCGGCGGTGCCAGATAGGCCGACGCCGGCACCGGGCGCGCCGAGCAATGTCGATGTCCCAAACCTCAGCGGCAACGGGGCTGTCGGCGAGACGCTCACTTGCACGATGGGCAACTGGCACGGCGAGCCGACCGGGTACGCCTACGACTGGAAAAGCGACGGCACCGCCATCAGCGGCGCGAGCGGCAATACCTACGTCGTCGCGGCGGGCGATGCCGGCAAGTCGATCACCTGCGTGGTGACGGCAACCAATGCCGCCGGCAGCACCGAGGCGCCGCCGTCGAATGCGGTGCAGGTTGCCGGCAATGGCGGCGCCTCCCGCATGACCGGCGGCGGCCGGGCGAGGTAATATGGCGCAACTGGTCGCGCGGGCCGCGGGGGCGCTCGCCAGCGTCTTCCGCCCGCGGGCCAAGCAGTTCGGGCCGCCGGGATTCCCGCTGACGGTCGGCAGCAGCGGCATCCCGAAGAACTGGCCGATCAACTGGTGGCAGCTCGGCTACGACCCGCTGCGCCCGAGCGGCTCGGCTGTCGTCTACGCCTGCCGCCAGGCTTATGCCCAGACCATCAGCATGTGCGCCGGCACGCACTGGGAAGCCGACGGCGATGGCGGCCGCGAGCGGGTGACGACATCGGCACTGTCGCGGATTCTGAAGCGGCCGAATAGCTATCAGTCGCCGACCGATTTCTTCCTCTACCTCACCGACTGCCTCTATGGCGAGGGCTGCGCCTTCGGGCTGGCGATCCGCAATCAACGCTTCGAGATATCCGAAATTCACCTGATGACCCCGAGCCAGTGCTCGGTGAGCGTCGGCGCGGATGGGGCGATCTACTACCAGCTTGCCGGCAATGCGATTGTCGAGCGCTTGTTTGCCGATGACCGGCAGGCGTTGCAGCAAGTGCCGGCGCGCGATGTGCTGCATGTTCGGCTGCCGAACCCGCGCAACCCATTGCAAGGCTGCGCGCCCTTGGAGGCGGCGCTGCTCGAGATTGCCGTGTCGAACGCGCTGGTGGCGCAGGCACTGGCCTATGCCGCCAACGAGGGGCGGCCCTCCGGGGTGCTACAAACGCCGGCCAGCTTTCACGACAAGCCGGAAGCGGTCGAGCGGCTGCGCGCCAAGTGGGACGAGCACACCCAAGGGATCAACGCGGGCGGCACGCCGATCCTGACCGATGGCCTCGTCTGGGCGCCCGCTGTTGTCACCAGCCGCGACGCGCAACTCGCGGAGAAGCTCCAGGTCAGCGACCAGCGCATAGCCACCGCCTACCGGGTGCCGCTGCCATTGCTGTCGTTGATGGCGGGCACCGGGCCGCAGGGCTCGACCGAGAGCCTGATGGGGTTCTGGGTGTCGACCGGGCTTGGCTTCTGCGCAAACCTGATCGAGGACGCGTTCGGGCGGGTTTTTGCGCTCGGCGGTTGGCCCGACGACTATCTCGAGCTCGACCTCGAGGCGCTGCTGCGGGCGAACTTCCGCGACCGCATCGAGGGCCTGGCGAGAGGCGTGCAGGGCGGCATCTTTTCGCCCAACGAGGCGCGCGCCAAAGAGGATCTGCCGGCCATGCCGTTCGGCGACGAGCCGCGGGTGCAACAGCAGGTCGTGCCGCTCAGTGCGTGGGACCAGGCGCCGCCGGCAACCCCGGCGCCTGACGCGCCGCCAGCGGCACCGCCTGCGGGGGCCGACAGTGGCGGGGATAATGCAAACACCGAACAGGCAATCAAGAGTGCCTACCGTAGCCGGCGCCGACTCGATGTTGCCGCTTGAAGTATTGGCCGCGGAAGTTGCGGCCGATGTCGAGCGCATCGAGCGCGAGCTTAGGCTGTCCACGGCGGCTTTGCAGGCGGAGCTTCGCGCCGCGCGGGCAGAGTTCGAGCTTCGCATCGAGCGCGCCGTCGCCGAGCGATTGGCGTCGTTGAAGGACGGCTCCCCCGGCGCGCCAGGAGAGCCTGGGGAGAGGGGAGAGCCGGGCGAGGCCATCACAGGCCCGCCTGGCGAACCGGGCATCCAGGGGCCGCCGGGGGCCGACTCCGAGGTGCCCGGCCCGCCGGGGCCGGAACCTTATGTCGGCGAGGTTTGCGGGTTGTTCGATCCCGAGCGGCAATATCGCAAATACGATGTCGTGACTTTTCGGGACTCGGAGTGGCGAGCGCGGTGCGACGACCCCGGCGAATTGCCGGGCGACGGTTGGGCCGTCTCGGCGCGCGCCGGCAGCCGCGGCAAGCCCGGCGAAAAGGGCGACCGCGGGGTTCCGGGCCTGCCGGCACCGACCATTGCCCGCTGGGAAACGCGGGACTTCCGCGCGGTGCCGGTGATGTCGGACGGCAGCGTCGGGCCGCCGCTCGACCTGCGCGAATTTTTCGAGCTCTACCACGCCGAGCGCGCCGCCTGATGCCGACCAATGTCCGCTATAGCATCACGCGGGTGATCACGCCGGCCGACAGCCTGGCGCTGGTGAGCCTCGACGACGCCAAAGTGGTGCTCGGCATCGACGCGGCGGACACCTCGAAGGACGCGGCGCTAACCCAGCAGATCGACGCGGTGTCGGCGGCGGTCAACAACTACTGCAACCGGGTCTTCGCGGTGCAGAGCTATCAGGATCAATTCCGCTACGTCTACAACTGGCTCTATTCGGGCGAGCCGCTGCGCACCCGGCAATTCCCGATCGTCGTCGACGATGCCGGCGTGCCGCTGGTGGCGGTGTTCGAGGATGGCGCCGCGGTCGACGTGGCGGCGTGGGATGTCTATCCCGAGGAAGGCGCGCTCTATCGGCTCGACGGCACCACCGTCGCCGCGTGGCTCGGCACCACCCTTTTGGTGGACTACACCGCCGGCTATGACCCGATCCCGGCGGACGTGCAGGGCGCGGCGCTGGAATGGCTGACGGCGCGGTGGTTCGCGCTGGGGCGCGACCCGGCGCTGCGGTCGGAGACAGTGCCCGACCTGATCAGCCAGGTTTACGCCGGCGACGCCGGCGCCGGGACCAGCGGCGGCGCCATCCCACCCGGCGCCCGCGACCTGTTGGCGCCTTACAAGATCTGGTCGGTATGACGCCGCAAGTGCTGATCGCCCGGCTGGATGCGGCAATCGCCGGCTACGGGCAAACGGTGACTTTGCAGCGCACCGCGGTCGATCCAACGACTGGGGCGACGACGGTGGCCGAGGAAATCGAGTGTCCGGCGGCGGTGCGGAACTTCGGGCCGCAGGATCTGGAGGCCGGGCAGATCCAAGAGATCCGGGTCGTCGTCAGCCCGACCGGACTCGGCGCCTGGGGCGTGCCGTCGCGCGATGACCGCATCCTCATCGACGGCGACCCGGCCAACATCACCCAAATCGCGCCGCTGTCCTACGGCGGCGAGCTCGTGCGGGTAAATCTGCTCTGCCGTGGCTGACCAGCGCGAGGCCATTCTGACGCGGTTGGTGGAAGTCTGCGGCGCGGTGACGGGCGTGCAGGCCGCCGCCCGCAACAAGCTCGATGTGCCAGCGCTGGCGCGGCCGGCGGTGATCGTGCAGGACGGCTCCGAGGATGTGCTCGACGCGCCCCAAGGGACGCGCGGCAGCCGCGTACAGCGGATGGAATTAAAGCCGCTGGTCGTGGTCATCGTGCGCGGCGACAACGGTGCCGAGGCCGGCAGTCTCTTGACGCTTTACCGCTCGCGGATCGTGGCAGCGGTGCTGACCGACTCCGTGTTGCTCGATTGCGTCGTTGACCGCGATATCCGCTACGAGGGCGCTACGGTAGCCGCGCCCGACGCCGAGGCGCGCGAGTACCGCTGCGAGCTCAATCTCGTCTTCACCAGTCTTTTCCGGCTATCCGACCTCGCTGGAGTGTAAGCCATGCCGATCACCAATGCGGCCGACATCGACAACACCTTTGTCGGCAAGGGCATCGTCAAATTCAAAAAGGACGGGGAAACCGACTACCGGGATTTGGGCGAAGTGCCTGAGTTCGAGTTTACGATGACCATCGACCGGCTCGACTACTTTTCCAGCCGCAGCGGCATCCGCACCAAGGCGCGCAGCGTCATCCGCGAGCGCTCGGCCGCATTGCGCATGATCATGTCGGAACTGACCGCCGACAACCTGGCGCTCTATCTGATGGGCGATGCCGTCGCCGGAACCGGTACGCCGCCCGATGTGACCTATACCGTCGACATTTTTTCGCTGGCCGAGATCACCGGAATGTTGCGCTTTGTCGGCACCAACGACATCGGCGCCAAGGTGCAGCTGGACTTCGGCAATGTCAGCTTTACCCCGAGCGCTTCCTTCAGCCCGATCTCGGAGGAGTGGGGGCAGCTTGAGGTGACGGCCGAGGTGCTGGTCGATGACGCGATGAAATACGGCACCGCCATCTGGAATATCACCGCCGAGGTCGATCCGGGAGTCATGATGGCGGCGGCCTAAATGCCGTCTCTGCTCGACATCGCACCGCCGGAAATCTCGGCCGTCGAGCTTGAGATCCGCGGCGTCGCGATAAAGGTGGCCGGCATTCCCGCGATCGATTGGGCGATGCTCTACGGGCGTTTCCCCGAGCTACGCAAGATCATGTTGGGCGAGGAGAGCAGCGACGGGCGGGACCGGCTGCGGTTCCTGGCGGCGCAGAGTGCCGTCATTGCCGCCGGCACCGGCCATCCGGGCGACGCCGACATCGAGCGCGCGTCTCTGACGGTGCTGACCTTTGACGAGCGGCAGTCGCTGTTCGATCAGGTGGTCAGCCTGTCGCTGCCGGGGGATGTGCTCAGCCCTTTGTTAGACGCCTCACCGGCGCCGGCCGCCAACGGCGCCGGCCGCGCTACCAAGGGCTCGGGTACGAGATCGCAGAAGGCATTGAGCAGTTGATCGCCTGGGGACACCCGCCGGCCGAGGTGTGGCGCTACACGCCGCGGCAGATCCGCAATTTCCTTGTTATCGCGAACAAGCGGCGGCAGGCCGAGCGGCGGCTCCTGCTGCATGACAACGCGCTGGCCGCCCGCGGCGACCCGAAAGCCTTGGCGAAAGCGGTGCGCGAAGAATGAACGTCCGGTACCAGAGCGGCCTCGATCAGTTGAAGCGGGGCGCGCAGACGGCACAGGACCGGATGGCGCGCGCGCTGACCAAGGCGATGCGAGATACCGCAAAGCTGGTCGAGACGAACGCCCGCGCCGAGATCGCCCGCGGCGGGCTTTCGCGCCGCTGGCAGAAGGCATTCTTTGCACGCGCCAAGCCGCGGGTCGGCTACAGCCTCGAGCCGACGATGCGCGGATATATCCGCATCGGCTACGCCAACATCTTTGAGCGCGGCGGCCAGATCCGGCCAAAGAAGAACCTCTTGTGGGTGCCGCTGCCGACCGCGCCGCGGCTCGCCAGGAAGCGCATCACGCCGAGCGCCTATGTGCAGCAGATCGGGCCCTTGCACAGCATCAACCGGCCGGGCAAGCCGCCGCTCCTGGCGGGCGACGCCGCGCGCAAACCCACCGGCCGGGCCAGCGTGGCGTCGCTCAAGACCGGCGCCCGCCGCAGGAGCGCGGGCCGGCACACCGAAAGCGTGCCGATCTTTGTCGGTATCCGGGCGGCCCTTATTCCCGACCGGCTCGATGTCGACCGCGTCTACCGTGAGGCCGCCGAGGCGCTGCCGCGGTTCTTCCGTCAGCGCATGAGCGAGGCAGCTTAGATGGCGCGCGGCGGCGGCGGCATCCGGCAGCAGATCGCGGTTGACGGCAAGGAGGAGGTCGTCGCCGCCTTCAAGGAAGTGGGCTCGGCCGGCGAGCAAGCCTTCACCCAGGTCGACCGAGGCTCGAAGTCCGCCACCCAAAGCCTGCGGAGCTTCACCAGAGAAGCCACCGGCATGCGCCGGGCGACCGGGCAGTTGCTCAAGAATTTCGGCGACATGGGCCGCGGGCTCGAATCGATCGGCGGGCTGTTGGGCTCGGCCTTGGGCGGTGTGGCCGGCGGCGTCATCGGCGTCGGCCTCGCGAAAGTCGTCAGCGGTATCGCCAACAGCCTTGGCGACGTGACCGAGCGGTTGACGAAGATTCAGCAGCAGGCGCGGGAGTTGGGACAACGCCCGCTGGTGGTGCAGGCGGCCGGCGAAATTTCCGCCGCGGCGGGGCAGGGCACCGATGTCGGCGAGCGGATGATCGCCGGGATGACCGCGCAACTTCAGAAGGTGCGGACGGAAACAAAGGCACTAAGCACCTTCGACGGCGTCAAGGTCTTGCGTGGGATGGGCGAGGACGCCAAGGAGACGGCGGGCCATTTTGTGACGCTCAGCGGCGCCGTCAACAACACCGTGAAGGTGTTCCGGGGCGGCGTGCCGATCGTGCAGGATCTGTCCAAGCCGCTGGACGTCATCCAAGTCGATCTGTCGCGGATGAAGGACAATTCGCTTGAGAGCAAAAAGGCGCTTCAGCTTCAGCTTCAAGGTTTCTTGAACTTTGCAAAAACCCTGGACCCGACATCGCAAAAGCTGAATGAACTATCCAAGGTCTTGTTTGCAGGGGTGCCGGCGGGAGCGGCGCTGATCGTCGCGCCGAAGCTGCTCGCCGACCTTAATAAGCAGATAGCGGAACTGGAAACCTCGGCGCGCGGCGCCACCGACCCGGCGCTGGATGCCGCCACGCGGCGCACCGCGGCAATAGCCGCGCGCAACCAGATGTTCCTCGAACTCACCGCCGGGATCACCAACTGGTACATCGGGCTCGATGCGGCGGTGACCGAGGCCGAGAACAGGTTCATCACCGACACGCTCCCGAAGTGGAGCGCGGACTTTTCCGCCTTCTTCAGCAACTCTTTTATGCCGACGATGCAGAGCGCGTGGGCATCGTTTATCGGCGACATGAGCCAGCTTTTCGTGGCGGCGAACTGGTCGCAGCTTTGGACCGACTTTTCGAACGCCGCCATCACGAGCCTCAACGGCATCGGTAAATGGTGGGGCGACCTGATCAAAGGGATGATGGACGGCCTTAGCAACCTTGCCTCCTGGGCGGGGCAACAGTTGTCCGGCATCGCGGCCGCCGCCGGAAGCATCCTGTCTGCGGTGCCGGTGCCTGGATTCGCTGCGGGCGGCATGGTGCATGGCCCCGGCAGCGGCACCAGCGACAGCATCGTGGCGCGGCTATCGGCCGGCGAATTTGTCATGCGCGCCGCAGCGGTGCAGCATTGGGGCGCCGGGCTGCTCGCATCGATGAACGCGGCGGTCGGCGGCTTGTCGGCGCCGCTGGTGGCACGCAACCCTGGGCGCTTTGCCGATGGCGGGCTGGTCACCGCCGGCGGTGGAACGCCCGTGCATCTACATCTCGGCGGCCATAGCTTCGCGCTGTCAGGCAGCGGTGATGTCGTCTCGGCGCTCGTCATCGAGGCGCACCGGCACAAGATCCGCGCCACCGGCATCAAGCCTAGCTGGTACGGTGGCACGCCCGGCCGATGATCGGAGCCTCGAATACCGACTTCGATATTCATTTCCCGTCTGACACAGCGCCCGGCGTTGCGCCCTATTCAGCCCGCGGCCTCAACGGCACGTTGTCGCCGATCGATGCCGCCCGCGGCGCGGACAAGCTGCGCCGCACCGTCAACGGCACGCTCGTCGACATCTCGGCGCCGCAGATGCGCAAGTATCAGCTCGAGGTTGCCGGCTCGGACCAGGCGCCGCCCGCGCTCGATGGCGTGTGGGTGGGTATGGAGGTGCTGGTCGATTGCCATGTCGAGCTTGCGTACCTGACGGCGGGCGGCACGCCGGGGCGCTCTCCGGTGACCGGCAGCGAGCGGGTCGAGGGCGATTACACTTATTACCGCCCGCAGCTTTCCATGCGCGTCGTCGAGCTCCAGATCGAGCGCAGCGAGTGGGAGGCCGATGTTGGCTGGTCGCTGACGCTGGAGGAAATCTGATGGCCTGCGGTGGGTGTGCGGCGCGCCGTGCCGGGATGCGGCGGCTGAAGCAGCGGGTGCTCGCTCGGCTGAAGGGCAGAGTAGTCCCGCCGCCGCGGCAACCCGCTAAGGCGCCGCCGGCAAAGCAGGGCTGATGCCGGGCCCCTTCAAGTTTGCCTGGGCTGGCGGCACCATCACCGAGCAGCAGACGCTCGTCGTCAACGGCAACACGCACGGCGGCCTGGTCGAAACCATAACCCTGGTCGGCGATACCGAGGCAGGAATCGCGTCTCTGCGCAACATAGCCAGCAGCAGCGGCTTGGAAGCCGGCGCCTTGTATACGATCGCCGGTCCCGGATTAGCGGATGGCACGTTCTTCATTTACGACGTTTCGATCCTGACGGAAGAAGGCTCGATCAACCTCAGCGATGCGGCAAGCGGCACGCTTAACAACGCGACGTTTGTGGCGACCAAGTCGATATTGATCGGGTCTACCGCTGCGGCGATGACCCAAGGATCGCACTTCATCACCTTGGTCGACGACATCGGGTTGCTGCCGGGATTGTACTGCGTGTCTGGCACCAGCATCGGAGAGACGGCATCGCCGGCGAGCGATACGGAGACGGTCTTTGTCAGCACCGCCTGGGTCTCCTACAGCGGCGGCGGCGTGTTTGCCATGTACATCTTGGTGCCCGGCGGGATGCAGCCGGTATGGGCGACGTCGACCGGGACTTACGCGATCCGCATCACCGGGATGCCGACGGCCGATTGGTACAGCGTGACGAGCATTCCTGCTGGCGCGTTGGCGGGGTTGACCGCGGGGTTGCGGTACAACATCGCCGGCAATGGCATTCAAGTCGGCACGACCTTTCTCGCCGACAGCAGCGCCACGACGATCACTCTCGATCTTCCGGCCAGCTCTACCAGCATCAACGCCATCCTGACGATTACCGGGCCGCGAACCCCGAACGCCGATTTCGATCCTGCCGTCCATAACCGGGAAGACGAACAGATCGTCGCCCTGGAGATCAGCCAGGAAGAGGGCGGCTTCGCGACGCTGACCATCGAGATCCGCAATCCCAATATCGGGTTGCTGGCATTTGGCAGAAACCTCTGGGCCTGGTTGTCATGGGATCAGGCATGGACACCGGAAGGCGGCGGCGCGCCCGACCTTGTCCCGTTATTCAATGGCCGGCTGATCGGCGTCCCAACGCTATCGGTCGGCGAGACAGTTCAGCTGCAATTTCTGGCCAGGCCCGACGACTTCAACGCACAGAAGGACGCGCTCGTCTCGGACATGAGCGTGCTGCCGTATTACGATCCGATCTGGCTCGCCGCGAACGTCAATCCCGACACCGTGCTTGAGACGTATTCGTCGCTCTGGCACATCGACCGCGTCAGCCTCGTATTGACAGCAAGCGACATCCTGCAGGGTGAAGCCGGCGTTATCAGCGTCGGCGAAGACGCCGCGTTCTACGATAGCTTCAGTCTTTCTTACGGGTCGACGCCGCTCACCGCGATCACTCTATCCGGCACGGTAAGCTGGAACCAACAGGGCGAAGGCGCAATCGACATTACTCAGACGCTTATCGATGCGTTTGCCGCCGGCGGGAGCCCGTACAAAACCGCATTCGGCAAGTATGTTCCGCCTAGAGATCCGGCGCGCGGTAAGTCGCCCGCCAAGGGCGGCGGGCTCATTACCTGCATCTGCGGCGACGGGCTGCGTACCGATTGGCCGAAACCGGGCACCAGCATCGGCGGCGGTTGGTCGCTCTCCACCGGGAACGACGGTGCGGGGCAGCCGCTGTGCTATTGCATCGATGCGCTGCAGCCGAACGGGTGGATGCAAGCGCAAACCTACAACGTAAAATATGGCGGCCAATCAACCGCCGACACGACGGGCATGACCAGCGATCAGGCAAATGTGGCCGTGATTACCGAGCCTTACGGTCAATACACCGCGCGCTTTCCGATCAACATCTACAAAATCCAAATGGTGCTGGACTGGAAAGCAGATCGGCCGCGCACCGAAACCGTTACGGCGGTTTTGACCGCCAACGTTCAGAGAGAGCTGTCTGACACCGCCGACAGCGATCGCGAAGATATGTCCTATAGTTCCGAATATGTCGACAAGGGCATCGATCCCGGTGGCGAGGTGCCGCTCGGCAGCATCTCTCGCCGGTCATATTTTCAAACCGACCGCGGGGCCGCGTCTTTTGAATATCTGCTATTGGCGGCGCGGGCGAAGATGCGGGCGCGGGCGCGCTCGGTCGATATCACCTTTGGCGTCGATTGGTACACTGCGCTCGGCATTACGCTGCGCCACAGCGTCATCTACCTTGACCGGCGGCTGCCCGGCGGCGCTGCAACAGGCAAAGTCAAGAGCTACAAACTCACCGCCGGCGAAACGATGGCCGGCGAGTTCACCATCGGGTGCTCGATCGGCAACGACGATCTGTCGAGCGCCGCTGAGGGCGTCCTCTCTTATGTCGAGTTAGATTACGTCGATCCCGGCTATCAGGTCATCGTCGGTGGTCAAAAGATGCTGCTGGATGAGGAACTGGCCTATGAGTCGTTGGACAATTTTGTGATCGACGACGACAACCTCGACCTCACCAACATGACCGTGGATCGTGCGGTCAATGAATGCGTCGTGGTTAATGGGTTGACCTCTCAGTTCGATAAGCTGTCGTCTTATCAACGCCTGGTGGCGCCGACTGCGAGCGACCCGATCAGCGCGATGAAAACCGCGACGACGGCAGTTACTCTTGACCTTAAGCCGCTAACCGGAAACTCATTTCACACGACGTTCTTTCCCGCCGTCTCTCAGCTCTGGTTGCCGAAGACGATCGACCTCGCAGCCTCGTCGGGCCGACGCCATGCCGTTTGAATATGCCGTCCGCCCTTTTGAGTCGAGGGATAGTCATGGTCGGGTCATTCTACCTGCAACGCCGTCGGGCTTCGAGCGGGCGACCCTGACCTGGGGCGCTAAGGTCGCCGGCTTGCCGGAACCGGAAATATCCGGAACCGAAGTCACCTGTTGCCATGAACAGTTGGCCGAACATCAACGGGTCGGCGAAGTACACAAGATTGTGTCGAAGGAATCTCCTGGGCTGTTCATTCTGGAACATCGAGCCACCGAAGTTAAACTTAAAAAGAAAACGGAAGATAAATGTGCCTCCGATTGGACGCAGATGTCGTATGTCGCATCCGCGGTGGAAAGTGTTTTCGCCGATCTTAAGGCTGACATTGAATCCGTCGGCGGGGCCGATGCCGAGAGTACCGATCCGTGTTTTACCACGCTTCACCTCAACACAACATAGAGCTAATGAATGCCCTTTGAATACTTTGTCAGGCCGTTTCAATCCACCGACTCGCACGGCCGGGTCATCCTGCCTGCGACGCCGTCGGGCTTCGAACGCGCGACCCTGACCTGGGGCGCTAAGACAACGGCGAATCAGGTGCAGCTCAAGAAAGAAGGTCAGGGCGCCGGGTGCTGCAAGGACACGCGGACGCAGAATAAGGCAGAGAAACAGTTTGCGGGGCAGTTTATGCAACAGATTTGGGGACCGGGAACGGCCGGGCCGCCGCGACCACATGGACAATGGGGCGCTAGCGTTGACACCAAACGAAGTGTCGGCGTTTTATCGAAGGTGAACGACACGAATAGCTGCGCCGATGATTGGACGCAGATGTCTTACGTTGCGTCTGCGGTGGAAAGTGTTCTTGCCGACCTTAAGGATGACATTGAATCCGTCGGCGGCAAGACTGTTGATCATTGCAAGGCGAGGATCAATTCAGTCGTAACTGAGGCTTGGGAATTTACCGGCGATCCAGCTGGAGCGTTTCCCCAAAAGGTTCCGGCCTTTCCCCCTCCCAGCCTCGCCGGTACTCCTGGCTTGGTCTGGGAACCGCCGGCGGCACCAGCGTAACCGCGGGGCGAAGAAAATGCCATTTGAATACTTTGTCAGGCCATTTCAATCCACCGACTCGCACGGTCGGGTCATCCTACCTGCGACGCCGTCGGGCTTCGAGCGCGCGACCCTGACCTGGGGGGCCAAGGTCGCCGGCTTGCCGGAACCGAAAAGAACTGGAAACAACGTTAATTGCTGCAACGAGCATCTGCATGAGCTCGACCGGAAAGGCGATATAGTAAGCATCGCCGACCCGGATACGCCGGAAAATTACATAGTCGTCGACCGTGCGGTTGCGGTGAACTTTCGCAAAGCCACGGACGATAAATGCGCCGATGATTGGTTGCAGATGTCGTATGTCGCGTCTGCGGTAGCAGCTGTTTTCGCCGACCTTAAGGATGACATCGAATCCGTCGGCGGCAAGACTGTTGATCAGTGCCACCAGACTTTTCATTTGAGTCCGAACACCGTGCCGCCGTGGGAAGACCCATGATTACCAGGCCAAGGCGGGGCCGCGATGTGTCGACGCAGACCTTCTCTTATCAGATCCCGTTCATGCTGGATCGCATTGTCGAACTGCATACCAAGCGCGACCCGACACAAGATCCGCCGCCGCCCGCGGAACCGCCGCCGGAAACGCCGATCATCTGTACCCCGTCATGGGATTCCAGCCCAGAGTTCGGCATACCAACATTTATCTATTATGTCGGCAACGCGCTGTGGATCAACCCGCAGCAATGCTGCCCGCCGGCTATGTTGAACCCGGATGGTAGTCCGTTGGATATGGGGGATATCACCGGGCCGGTGGTTAATTTCAGTTCTGCAATGATACCGGGGCAAAACGCCCCGAAGGTGACGATAACATTTAACGGCGATGTGGACTGGATCAAAAAGTGGCCGCGAACCTGCATCCAGCAAATCGACCGATACGAACCGGAGTTCGTTAGCTCGCCCGTAATCTGTACCATTGACGAGATGGCCTTGCCGGAACACGAGGCGCATCAGGGATGCGGCACGACCATTATAGTCAAGGTGCCGCCGGGTGGCGGCGGCCACATCACTGTCGAATTTGACTGCGAAGGCGGCTGATGGTTGACATCACTTATCGCACGCTCGGGCCGTGGGGTTCCGGCAAGGGAGCCAACCTTCAACCGAGCGAGGTTGATGAAAACTTTTATTCGTTAGCACAGGCAATTGTCGATATCCAGGCCAACCCGGAAGCGCCGAACGGGATAGAATCGATCACGGTCAGCGGCACGCAGATGACCATCTACCTGACGGATGGCACTGTGCTTGGGCCGTATACATTGCCGGTGCTTACGTTCCGTTGGCGCGGCGAGTTCGAGCCGAATGTTTATGCCGTGCTCGATGTCTTTACCGTCAGCACCGGCAATACCGACGTTCTCGATCCAGCTTTAGTTTCTTACGGCATTTATATGGTGCAGATCGCCGGCACCTATTCGCTATTCGACCAGAACGAAATGGTCGATGGCGCGCCCGTCTACAAACAGTTGTTCGGATCGGCCGACAACAGCGTCAGCACGATGGGCGACGTTGATATCATCGAGCCGCTAACTGACGGCGACGTGCTGCGTTGGACGGAGAGTATTAGCCGGTGGGTGAACTCTCCGCTGGGATCGATGGCGGTGCAGGCCGCCAGCAATGTCAATATTACGGGAGGCGTGTTCCACAACCTCGCCAACCCGTTGTTGCCGGGGGACGCCGTCAACAAGGCATACGTCGACGCGCTGCCAGGCGGCACCATGGTGAACGACCACACCATGATGTCGAACATTTCCGGCCTGATCGGGCCGGCGCTGCCCAACACACTGTCGGATTTCCTCGACTACGTGCTCCTGACGACCGTGCGCGGCACGTTGCTCTACCGCGGCGGCACGGGTTGGCTCGCGTTGCCTCCGGGTGCCGATGGTCAGTTCCTCCAGACGCACGATGCGGGCGCCGACCCGACGTGGGCGGTCGGGGCTGCCGGTGTCGTCCGGATCGCCGCCGGCACCGGGATCGATACCGGCGGCGCCGACATCACGAGCACCGGCATCGTATCGCTAGCCGGCGCCGCCGACAGCCGCCTCCTGGCAAATATCAGCGGCGCCGCGGCCTCACCCACGCCGCAGACCCTATCGGCCATTCTCGACCACATCCTGACCAACGCGCGCGGCACCATCCTGGCGCGCAACATCAGCGGATGGGTGGGGTTAGCGCCGGGGACCAGCGGCTACTATCTGAAGACGCAAGGCGCGGGCGCCGATGTGATGTGGGACGCCCCGGTCGGCTCGGGCACGCTCACCTCGATCAGCGCCGGAACCGGCATCACGACGGGCGGCTCGCCGATCACGGCCACCGGCACGGTGTCGCTGGCCGACATTGCCAGCGACCGCATCCTGGCGAACATCAGCGGCAGCACCGCGGCGCCGACGCCACAGACGCTAACCCTGGTCTTGGATCACATCTTCGGCACCACGCAGGGCGCCGTGCTGTACCGCTCGGCGACCGCCTGGGTGATGCTGTCTCCCGGCACCAGCGGTCAGTTCCTGGCGACCGGCGGCGCGGCGGCAAACCCCTCGTGGCAGAACGCGCCGATCACCGGGGCCAGCACGGCGAACCTGCGGATCGTCTCGAACATCAGCGGCTCGACGGCTGTCCCGACCGGCAACACGCTGTCGAATATCCTCGACGCGATCATCAGCTCGTCGCGCGGCACGCTGCTCTACCGCAGCAACAGCGGCTGGACCGGGTTGGCGGCTGGCACGACCGGGCAGATCCTGCAAACCGGCGGCGCTAGCGGCGACCCAAGCTGGACCGCGCCGCCGGGCGCCACGGCGATCAGCAACAGCCGGGTTATGTCCAACATCAGCGGTGGTTCGGCGGCGCCGATTGGCAACACGCTGACCGCGATATTCGACAGCATCCTCGGCGCGGCCCGCGGGATGATCATTTACCGCGACAACAGCGGCTGGCGCACGTTGGCGGCGGGCACCGCGGGACAGCTTTTGCGCACCGGCGGCACAACTGCCGACCCGAGCTGGATCACCGCAACGCCGGCCAGCGGCATCTCGCAGTTGACCGGCGATGTCGCCGCCGGTCCCGGCACCGGCAGCCAAGTCGCCACCCTCGCCAGTACCGCCGTGACGCCAGGCAGCTACACCGCGGCCAACATCACGGTCGATGCTAAGGGCAGGGTCACCGCGGCAGCCAACGGCGCGGCTGGCAGCGGCATCAATCAGCTCACCGGCGATGTGACGGCGGGCCCCGGCACCGGCAGTCAAGCCGCAACATTGTCGAATACCGCGGTGACGCCGGGGAGCTACACGCTGGCTTCGATCACCGTCGATGCTAAAGGACGGCTCACAGCCGCAAGCAACGGCACGGGCGGCGGCCTCACCGATGCGCCGAGCGACGGCACGTCATACGGCCGTCTCAACGCCACCTGGGCCGCTGTGGCGCCGCTTGCCAGCCCGGCGCTGACCGGCACGCCAACGGCGCCGACAGCCGCTCTCGCGACGAGCACAACGCAGATTGCCACGACTGCGTTTGTGCAAGCGGCGTTGCCGGCCGCCGGACTGAATCAGCTTACGGGCGATGTGACCGCCGGCCCTGGCAGCGGCAGCCAAGCCGCGACGCTGGCCAATACCGCGGTGACGCCTGGCAGCTATACCGCGGCGAATATCACAGTTGATGCGAAAGGCAGGGTGACGGCGGCGGCCAACGGCAGCGGCGGCGGCATCACGCAGTTGACCGGCGACGCGACGGCAGGGCCCGGCAGCGGCAGCCAGGCGATTACGCTCGCCAGTACCGCGGTGACGGCCGGCAGCTATACCGCGGCGAATATCACAGTTGATGCGAAAGGCAGGGTCACCGCGGCGGCCAACGGCGCCGCGGTGCCACACCCCGGTTATCGCTCGGGTATCTATTACACGCGGCCGATATCCGCGCCCGGCGTCAATACCGCAATGGTGGCTAACCGGATTTACGCCACACCGATTTTCATCGCCAGCCCGATCACTATCGATGCGATGCAGATTTTTGTCGGGACGGTGGCGAGCAGCACCTCTGCCGAGCTTGGCATTTATGCCAATTCCAATGGTGCGGTCGGCAGCTTGATCCGGGATGTCGGAACGGTCAACACGGGGTTGTCCAACGTGCAGGCGGTGACCGGGTTCACTCAGGCATTGGCGGCTGGCTGGTATTTTCTAGTTGCCGGGTTTAGCGGCACGCCGTCGGTTATCACGACGACAGCCACCGATATTTCGCAGATGCACCTGCTGGGTTTCACCGGATTGGGTTCGAGTTTCCAGGGCTTCCAAGGCTGGCTCGCGACGTGGACATTCTCGGCCGGCAACCTGCCGACGACGCTCGCTGGTCCGGCTCAGAATGCCGGATCGTTTCCGCTGATCGCGTTCCGGGCGCAGTGAGCCAAATCGTCATCGGTTAGGAGGTGGCGCATGATTTTAGAAATCCTGTTCGTCGTGGTCATGTTCCTCTGGTTGTTGACGATTTTGCCGCTGCCGCCGATGGCGCCGTTCTCGGCGAGCAACGTCTATTTCGCGTTCGTCGCGGTGCTGCTGCTCGGGCTGTTTGTTTTCCTACCGGCGATGCGGTGAGCTTTGTCCTTGCTTCGGGGCTGTACCTGATGGTGCTGCATCGCGGCGACGGGGGCGAGGTCATCGTAAACCCGGCACAGATCGTGACGTTGCACGCGCCGACGCCGGGGAGCAGCACGGCCCGGTTATTTACCGGCGCCGTGCGCTGCGCGATCGGACTCAGCGACGGCAAGTGGTTGTCGGTGGTGGAGCCGTGTGAAACTATCAGGCAGCGGTTGGAGGAACGGCGTTAAACCCTCATAGCTTCTTCCACTGCTCGGCGATGATGCGCTCGAGCTCCGCGCGGTCGGCAGCCGCCAGCGCGGCGCGCGCCTCTTCCAGGTTGTGCTCGTTGGCGCCGAGTAGGTCCGCGAGCTCGTTGCTGGCGGTGCAGCGCCGGATCTTTGGGCCGAGCAGCGCCAGCGCCCAGGTGCGCCAGTCCCGCTTGCCATTCTTTAACGGCACCGCGATCTCGAGGCCGCTGTGATCTGAGTCCACCGGCGGCGGCGGCTCGGCCGGCCTGTGGTGGTCGACCTCGGCCAGGCCGAAAGGATCATCGTCAGCGTCGTCCGCTGGTGGCGCGTGGGGCGCCTGTTCCTCGATAGGCGGCTCCGGGGCCGGCGCCTCGCTTGCACGCGTCTGGCGCGCTCTGCGCGGCACTAGTGATCCGGGATAGCCTTCCTCCTCGACCATCCGCCGACGCGCGGCTTCACTTGGAGCAAGCCTGCCGCCTTCGCCTGCCGGCGGAGTTTGGCTACGGCCAGCAGGTTTCGGTTTGCGCTGGGCCTCGTAGGCGCGGGTGATTTCGTCGGCAATGTCGCGATGCCCGGCAGCCGCCAGGAACTCGACCGCGTTCCGATTATCCTCCCACCAACCCTCGAGGCGCTCGGGGCCGAGCCGGGCCGCTTCGTCGAGGCAGATCCGCAACGCCTCGCCGGCGGCGCCGGCGGCGCCATAGATATTCTCGACGCCATCGAGATCGACCACGGCGAACTCGGGGCCGATCGGCTCAACGCTGCGGCCGATCCGATCTTGCTCGGGCTGCGGCTCCGGTTGACGGTGGTGGGTCAGGGGGCCGAGATCCTGCCCGATCGCCGGTTCCTCCTCGTCGCGGTCCAGCACCGTGCGCAGTTCGGATGAGAAAGGCGCCTGCTTGGCGGCGCGCCGCAGCGCGGTCTTCTTCGCACCCTCCCAATAGAAATTCGTCCACATCGGCGAGTTCTTCGCGCGCGATACATTGCGGGCGGCCTCGATCATGCTGCGGTCGAGCACGTCGCGGATCACTTCGCCGTTCTTCAACCGGATTATCGCGTATGCGCCGATCACCTGACCGCGGGACACGCCGAGCGGCGGCGGCTCGTGTTCGATCATCGCATCGTCGCCCAGCCGGTAGCGGAAATGATCCTTCTCGAACACCGCCTCGGCGATCGCGCTGGCGACCTCGCCCGATTTGCGCATCCGCTCGCGCAGCCCGGCGAGCATCGGCATATAGGTCGCTGCGTCGATCTTGCGGATGTGGTCGATGCCGGTCTGCGGGTCGCGCTGTTTGACATCGGTGCGGAAGACGACGAGCGCCGCCTGGCGGCCATCGGGGAGTAAACCGTCCACCGCGCACCGCATCGCCGCATTGAACAGGCTGCGCCGGTCGGCGTAGAGCAATTCCGGGTTGGTCGACACCGCTGTCACCAGCACCCGCTTGAACCGCTCGACCGGGATGTCGGCCGGCAGCGCGTCCTTCAGGTTCGGCGTGTAGTGTTCGAGGTCCGCATAGAACACCTCGGCCATATTCTGGCGCGGCTTGGTTGCAAGCTCCTTAGCGTCGGACACTGACTCCTCCATCCTCGACCCAGGCGCGCACGCCGATAATCTGCACGCCGCTCTCGACGGCGGCGACGCCGAGGTCGCGCAACTCATGCTCGGTGAGCTTGTGGACGAGCTGCTCGACCTGCGTTCTCCGCGGCGAGCGCAGGATGTCGCGCAGCCGTGCGGCGAAATCCTGAATCTCAAATCGGATCTGCTTGCGCCTCGTGGTCTGCCCAAGCTGCGAGCGGGTCGGCTCGTGCCGGATCGCGTCGGCCCGACGCGCCAGCCGCTCGGCTTCGTCCTGTGCCTTCAGCGCCTCGAGCTCCGCGGCGGGATCGATCTTGCCGGCGCTGGCCTTCGCCTCGGCAGCCGCTCGGGCGACAGCGGCTTCCTCCTCGCGTTTGCGGGCTTCTTCCGCCAGCCGGCGGCGCTCGGCCTCGACCGTGGCGCGCTGCTTATCGTCCCACGCCGTCAGCATCCGGCTCAGCCCGTCGCGGCCGCTGGTGCCGCCGATCGCCAGCGAGAGCTTTAGCTTCAGCGCGTCGTAGCTGTGGTTGATGAGCTTCACGGCATCGCGGTAGGGCTCGGTCCGCGCGAGGCGCGCCTTGTCCACTTCGTCGTGTAATTCCTTTAGCTGGCGGGTGAGGTCGACCACCTTGCCTGCCGACGCCTCGTCCACGATGACGCTGCGCGCCGCCACGGCCAGGAGCTGGTCGGCGCGAGAGCGGCGGCCAGCCAGTTCCTCGTCAAGCGCTTCGTCCAACGGTGGCCGATTGTGGCCGATACCGGGGGCCCGTGCTCGGATTGCCGCTATCGCGCGGAGTTGGTCTTCCGACCCTTCTGGCCAGTGCGCCGCCGCGAGGCAGATGTCGGTGGTCGACATGCCAGCATATTCATCGAGGTCGGGCAGTGCCTCGGCTTCGGCGACGAGTTGGTTCGTCATGGCAGCAAGGCCCGCGGGCACCAAGTACATCTGGCGCGAGGCGCCCGGCTCATTAGCGGCTGACCCCTGGCCGGGACTTTGGCGGCGCAGCTTGCCCGCCCGCGGGTTCTCGTCATCATAGCAGCGCCTCCTCCCGGCTGAAATCAGGCACCTCGACGTCGGCCGCCGCCAGCGGCCGCCGGGTCTTCAGCAGCGGGTCGTCCGGCCGCAGCGCCTCGACCCCGCGCAGCGCGTAAAAGCGCCAGCGGTATTCCTCGGCCGAGATTGGTTTCGCATAGCGCCAGTGTGTGATCGGGTTCGCCGGGCGCGGGTCGGTCAGGCTGCACAGCCGGTCGCCGAGCAGCTCGGGATCGACCTCGACGCCGGCGATGTCGGCGCGCGGGTAGAGGCTGAGCCGGCCCCGGTCGAGCTTGTTCTCGGGTGGATCGTCGGGCCCGTGGTCGCACCAGAACAGGCGCGCCGGCACGAGTGGGCCATAGCGTGTGACCCGCATCAGAAAATATCTTTCTTTCATGCGAGCTGGTTCGCAACGTAGCGCAAATCCGCAGCGCGCCGCGTGAGCGCCCGCTGACGGTTGCTGCCCGCCTTAGCTACCCTTGCCTGCGCTTCCAGCGTGTGCACCGCGTGATAGAGCTCCTGCCGCAGCAGCAGCCGGCGCTCGTAGGACAGGTGCAGCAGCACGGTGTCGGCGTGGTGTTCGGGGGCGGCGGCGTAGCGCGTCTCGACGATTCGCCCGGTGCGGCGGTCGATGACCTTGACGTTGCCGGTCAGCGGCTCGCGCAGCTCCGCGCGGTCGGATGATCCAGCCGCATCGCAGCACGACGTGATCCCGCTGCCGCCGCACATCTGACATGGCATCGCTTGCCCGGCCGGCGCGAAGGCCGGATAGCCGCGGCCTTGGCAGTCCGGGCAAATCACAGCGACAGCGCCATCGCCAAGCCGGCGAGCAGCAGGCCGACGAGGAACGCCTCGAGGTGCGAGGTCATTCGCCACGCGCCTTAGCGAGAGCGG